TGCCGGTATAGGTAATAGTTTGACGGCCAGCAGTGCCAACAGTCGTAGTGCCCAGAGCGGCAGTAGCATAAGCGGGAGTACCGGCAGCGGCAGTGTAGTTGTTAGAAACAAACACACTCACGTTGCTCAACGTAGCACCAGACTCACCAGTGATGGCAGAGATGTAGTCCACAGTCACGTCAATGATTTCGCTGCCATTGGGAATATACATCACAACGCCGCGATACACCTGAGTGGTGGTATCGGCGGGGATGGTTTGCACGGTAGGGCCGTTAGCGCTGTAAACGCTAGAGGGGGTATAAACTGTACCAAGCAGGTTGGGGATGTTGTTGCCCCAAGCAAATTGACCAGAGCCACCAGAGTAACCAGCAGTGCCAGCAGTGCTGTTGGAAAGATCAATGTAGCAGTCTTGTTCCAAGACTGTGTAACCGACGTCGCGCAAAGCGCCAAAACGGTTGTCGCCCGAGAGGATTGGGCCTTCAAAAACTGAACGTGCCATTATAAAACTCCTTTTAAATAAGCATACTTGAGAGCCATTCTACGAACAGTAGAGGTTTCCCTACCGATGACACGCCCCCTCTCAGCATAGGACATGTCCGAATTATCCAACACAAACTTCAAATTTGCAATGTACGCAGGGTCAAAAAGCCATTTTTTTCTTCGGCTTTCTTGTTGCTGTTTTACGTACGCTTCAGTCACATGCTCTCTATGTCCAAGTTTGCTTTTGGCAATTTTTTTCTTAGTTTCTTCGCTGTGCCGCTTACCCCGCATTGGGACTTTTGCTTCATTGGCAATGTTGAAATATGACGGCTCATCAAAAGAAGCCCTTCCCTGCAAAAACTCATTTTCCAAATCATCTAAGTCTTTTGGGTCTGCACACTCGACTTCTAGCGACCAGTCAAAAGCATCCTTGCCATACTTATTGTATGAATTTTGAAGAATTCTATTTACATGACATCCGAGCTCCAGTAAGCGAAAATGTTCGTGTATTCTTTTTTTTACGCGCAAGGATTGCCCAACATAGCACTTGTCTGTTACTTTATTGCGAATTTTATAAATTCCTATGTAGTCTTGTGCGTATGGCATGATCTAGTTCCTCAGAACAAATTGTACCATTCCAAATAATCATGTCAAGTATTTTTAGTGGAAATATTACCACCCATAGAAAAAGGGGCCGAAGCCCCTTTCCCTGTAAGCAGCGAGTGCTTAGTACGAGCTGAACGCGCCCAGTGGGTCAGACCAGCCAAAGCTGTAACGTTCACGGCTCTTGTAACGTACATTGCCCGTATCAAAATCACCATCCATTGAATTCTGCAAAGGCATACGTTCAAAGTGCTTCAGACCGTTAGGAACGTCAGTGGTCAAGAACCATGTGTTCGTAGAGGTCAAGAAGTGATTGACAGTGTAGCCGCCAGGAACAGAACCGTTGTTCTTGATAGCGTTAATGTCGTTGTTGTTTGTACCAACGCGCAACTCAGTTTCGAGCAGGCGGGTAGCAACGAACATCAATGCTGGGGGAACAACCAGTTTCTTGGGCTTAGCAGCAATCAACAGACCACGTTCATCCGTCCATGCAGCGATCTGAATCACGGCTGCTTCAAGAGCAGTTTCATTCAAATCGGAAGGAGTGGAGAAGGTGTTGCTGTTGGTGCCACCGTTAACCAAGGGGTGAGCGGTAGAGAACAAAGACACGCCGTCGCCGCCGACATACTGAGCGTTATAGCCGTTGTTCAAAACTGCAGCAGCCTTGACTTGCTTGGTGTAAGCCATAGCACGAGCCAAGCCTTTGGTGTAACGAGCAGACAAGCTGTCGTACAAGTTATCTTCAATCGCTTCTTCAGTGATCGAGAAACCCAAAGCAATGGTTTCGTGGTTGTAACGGGTAGTCCAAGCTTCTTGTGCGTTGTCATAAGAAATCGCAGTGCCTTCATTCTTCACCGGAGCGGCGGAGAAGCCAGACAATTTGGTTTCTTCTTCAAACGAACGTTCAGAAGTTTCGGTTTCATAAATTTCTTTATGTTCTTCCCCGTAACGAGCGTACTCCAAACCGAACAAAGCGTTCAGGCCGGGGAGCAGTTCTTTAAGTAGTTGTGCACGTGAAATAGCCATGATTTACTCCTTAAGCACCAGTGGCAATAGTCATGCCTTGATAGCCTTGGTTCCAAACGACCAAAACTTCAGGATAACCAACAAATGAAATTTGAGTACCAGAGGCCAAGGTCACAGCGCTGGAAACGGTCAGGGTAGTACCATTCACGTTGGTCACAGAGATGTAGTTGCCTTGAGCCGAGCCAGTGCCGCTTGCGATCAATTGCATACCTGCAACGATGTTGCTGTTGGCAGCAGTCAAAGTCACGGTGGTGCTAGAGCCAGAAGTAGAACCGATGGCGACCGTAGTGAAAGCGGTGTCAGGAACAACGCCAACAACACGGAAAGGATATGCGGTAGTGGTGCGCACGTTGCCAGTGCCGTTGCTGCCAGGGGCATTACCCGACACAGCCATAGCAGAGTCACCAGTGTTCACGTTACCAGCAGTGCCAGTCACGGCATACATGTTGGAGCCAATGAACGAGGGGTTCACATAACCAACAGTAGAGGCAGTGTTAGACACACCGGCAGTGGGCTGACCAACCACAACAGCCTTGAACACGGTACGTGGGTCATCAATGACATACGCTTGCATGTTGTCGGAGGTTGTGTTGGCGGGGTAGTATTGAGCACGGACGGTTTGCTTAGACGAGTTAACGTATTCAGCGCCGACAAAAATGCCCAAAGTACCAGCCACAGCAGTACCAGGAGTGGAAGCAGCGGACATAGTGGTAGTAACCACGGTGCCGCCAGAAAGTTGAACAATGTCACCATTGAACAACGACGTGCCATAACCTGTAGCAATGGGATACATGCGGGTGCTACCTGCGTAGACCAAACCGCCGAACTCACTGACAGGCTTAAACCCGTATGGTGCGGGTACGATAGGATAAGCCATTTAGAACTCCTAAAAAATTTAAGTACCTTTTCCGAACGATGTCGTCGATTTGCGTTCTGCAAACAACGGCATACGCGGATCACTATTTCTCATAAAGTTGTTATCTACAGATTCCATCTGAGCCCGATTTTGCTGGGCGTAATAATCATCACGCTGTTGCAAGAACTCTTCAGGGATCCGGCATAACAACAAACCACCAACTTCAATGTTGCCTTTAAAGCGACCTTCAGTCGATGCGTGCATCATGAGCTCAGGATAATCTTCCGCTTTACACGGTTCATAGCCTTCACGCAATTTGGATGAAATATTGCTTGGATCTGAACTTCCCAAAATGCTTGTGCGAATATACCGATGCTTCCAACCTGGACGGTCGTCGGGCATTGGCAACACTTCTGGCGGACGCCAGTGTGTGATTCGCGATTCAGTTGTACGAGATTCCGCTGTACGACTAGCGCGGTTTTGAGCTTCAGCCATTTAAATATTCCTTCCGTTTAATTCCGCAACCTTCTTTGCATAAACTTCCAAAGGAACGTTCAGCTTTCGGGCGATTTCTACCTGCGTTTTGGTTAGTACGATCTTTTTAGGCGCTGTACTCCTGGTCGCTGGTGCCACCACATTTTGTCTTGTACGTTGAGGTGAAGCATCAACGTGGACTTCCGGCTCAAATGCTTCCGGGAATCTCTCACGCATTTCCTGATCAATGCGACGGTAGTAATCATCACTGGTCGGGGAAACACGTTCATTGGTAACTAGGTCTTCATGCAAAGCCATAGCGTAAGAAGTCATCTTACGGTTCTGTCCAAACCATGAATTTCTCTCCCGCCAACTCTCTGCACGAGGGTCAACAGTCGAGCGTTGTTGCGTTTGTACAGGAACTTCAGTAGTTTGTAAAGGCGCAAGTTGAAAATTATTAACCTTGTCGGCTTTAATCTTCGCATTGGTCAATTCATCTTGGGCCTGAGTAACAGCATCAGCATCCCCAGACTCATAAGCCTGCTTGTACTTCTGTTTCGCTTCTTCAATCTCTTTTGCAACAACCTTTTTAGCTTGGTCAAGCAGTGCCGCTTGCCCTTCACTCAGCGAACCTTTGAGCTTTTTATTCTCTTCGGCAATCGCTTGGGCAGCACGCACAGCCTCTTCACGCATACGCAAAGCCTCTTCTTTGGCTCGGCGTTCTTCGTGATAGCCCTTTGTAAAGTGCTGAATGCGTTTACGTACACTCTCATCGTACTTTTGCAATTCATCGTCAGCAAATTCCTTGGGAGGCTCAGCCATAGGTTTGCGGTTCTGGTCTTGAGGCGGGGTGTCATCCACCACTTCAATCTCATAATCCGATTCCTTCTCAACCGCCTTCGGTGCATCTATCTCATCGGGAAATTTGAACGGTTCCATATTCCCTCCTTATGATGCGCGGGTAATGCCGCGAGGATCTTCAACAGTCGCTTCAACCGAATCATCGTTAATGACGCGGAATTCACGGCCATGAATCTTCAGGCGCGTACCCGAATTAGGACGAACAATTACAAAATCACCCACCTTGCAAGACGGGCCAGCAGGGAAACGGGTCTTATCTGCATAAGCATCCGGCCCCATTTTCACAACGAACAGCACTGGGGTCAGCACTTCTTCATAGTGAATAGACTGAGCTGATTTAACAATCCCAATCTCGCTATCTGCATACTCTTCCATTGCTTCAGGTACGACGCACAACAAATGGAAACGTGCAGGTTCAGGCAACTGCTTTGCCTTCTGTTCAGCCGTCGCGTTTAGCAGTGGAGTTAAATCCACGGCGCTCAGGTCAAATTCACTCATCTTCATGTTCCTTTACTCTTCGCACGAGGTCGGCTATTTCTCTCTGTGCAAGGGCTAGACCCCGGATTGCCCCGCACATATTTTGGTACTCACCAAAATCTTTTGCACCGCCCTCGCCAAGAGCAGTGCTATACGATTGCTTGATGTTCTCAAGCTTCTTATCCAAAAATTCAAATGCCTGTGTATCCATCATTCAGCCTTTGGCTTAATCTTGGACTTATCCATAGCTTCTTTCATCTTCATATTCAACTCATGGGCACGCTGCTCATGCGTTAAATCCATCTCTTTTGACGCCGCATTATGGATGATGTTGATTGCATCATTCGCCTTCTGCGTCCGAGTATTCAAACGCTGCTGGTGAATCTTGGCCGCCATCTCTAAGTTGGCCGCCATCTGTTTTTGCTGCAAAGTCTGACGGTGCATCTGCTCTTTATGATGCATATCCTGCACTTGAGCCAGGTTTTGAATCATGGGATTCGGGCCAGCAGGTTGCGCTGGCTGGGCAGGCTGCTGTTTTTGCTGAGCTTGGCTTGCTTTAATCTGCAATTCCTGCGCTTTAAGCTGCAAATCGCCCTGCACTTTCTGCGCTTTGATCTGGGCTTCTTGAGCTTTGATCTGCAACTCTTGTTGCTGCATCTGAATAAGCGGATCTTGCGACATTTGCTGAGCTTGCTGCTGCGAAGCTTGCGCTTTATTCTGTGCAACCACCTGAGCAGCCGCCTGAGCAACCAATTGAGAGACTTGTGTCTCAACTTCTGGCGACATTTCGGTATCAGGCTCTGGCAACGGCACGCCAAGACGCTGTTCGATCATGGCGCGGTACTTAAATGCCATGTGTTCCATCGTGTGAGCTTGAATTGCCGCCTGAATTGCCTGCGCATTGGGGCTTTGGCCGATCTGAGCCGCCGTAATTGGGTCTTGAATCAGCGACTGATGCACCGCCATGTGCGCATCATGGTCTTGATACATAAAAGCCTTGGTCGGTTTACCGTTTAACAATGCCATATTCTCCGTAATCGGGTCTTTTGGCTTCATATCATCGGGCAATGGAACCAGTTTTTCCCCGTTTTTTACCCCCAAAACATTGATCATTTGGCGGTGTAACTGGGGTAAATCGTAAATTTGTGGGGCAGATTGAGCTAATTGGATCACTGCTTGGTATTGCATGATCCGCTGCGCCATCGTCGAGCTATTTGGGTCGGAAACAGGGATAACCGACACCATATCGTAGTCAGCTTGCTTGACTTTCTTGTCGCCGCCCTCTGGTGTATAGGGGTAACTCTTGGGTGTATCATCCCGAATAATGTCGCGCAGCAGTTTAAATTCCTGCTTCATCGCATAATGCACCCGAGCCTGCACCGCGCTCATGGTTTTCAGCTGGCGCTCAAGCAAGGCCAGCGTAGTACCCACAGGAGCACCGGCACTCATGTCGCTGACATTCATATCAGCCGTAGCACCAAGGCGTCTAGCCTCATCAGTAATCTTATCCAACAAGGCCGACAGCACTTGGCTCGGCTCCTTGTAAGGCAAGGTCATGATGTTGTCTTTGATCGAGCCGCTAGGAACGTCCACATCACGGAACTCGCCAGGGGCGATAGGTGTATCATCACCCTTCACCCGCAAACCACGCGACTTCAAGCCGCCAGGTAAGTTAGCCAGCGTACCAGCGTCAATCAACTGACGGATCAAACTGGTGCCTGCTCGGGCATATCCACCAATTAGGTGAATAAAACCAAAGCCATAAGCACCAAATCCGGGCACATAGTCATACTGAACAAAGTGATCGCGCTTCAGGCACAAGGGATCGCCCTCATGCCAGTTACGCCTAATAGCCAGCACCTTTTGAGTGCCACGCTCAATAGAGATTACATACGGCACACCAATTGCATCTTCATCATCATCGTCTTCAGGCAACACATAATCAATATGCACCTCTACAACTTGATAACGTTCATCGTCGCTTACGGAATAACCCTGCTCATCAGCTTTACGTTTTTCAACGTCAGTATGAATAGTTACTGGCTCACCCAAATCAACATCCCGGTAGAACCCGGATGCTTGGAGCTTCTTCATCTCGTTTTTTGTTTTACGCATTAAGTGCGTAACACGCTCTGCCGTCCTCACCCCAGTCGAGCCGTAAGGAATAATTAACTCCTCAGCCGGGACAAACAAAGCTACAGGACGTCCAAGACTTGGATCGAAATAAACTTTCTTAAATGCTGACCCGGCCAAGCCTAAGTTAAACAACATCCTCTCATGCTCAGGACGGTACTCAACCATCTTATCTGTGAGCATGTAGTTCATGTCAGCCGCTACTCGTTCAGCAGCATCCAACTTGTCAGGCGTCTCTTCGCCAATGACTTCGGTCTTGACCGGGCCAGCCGCCGGGAATGTTTCAATAATAGTTTCGCTTTGAAATCTAACAGCAGATTCTGTAAGCAATGTGCTAAAGACGCCGGACGCCCCATTCCAAGGCTCTGTACGCTCCTCATACTTAACCCCCAGGACATCCAATCCCTTTACATACATCTCCACCCAGTCTTTACGACTGTTGATGTCCGCATCCACCATCTCAATGATGTCCGATGCAATCATCCCCAACTCAGCCTCGCTCATCCCCTCAGCCAAGTTTTCCGAGAAGTCAGTATCCTCATGGTCATGCTCTTCTTCGGCTTTCATGAAACTAATCTCCATAGAGCCATCAGATAAAGTGACCGACTCAGGATCCTCAATCTCAATTTCAATTTCAGGCTGTTCGCCCTCAGCTAAATTGGCTAAACCCTGGGGAGCTGCGTAAAGACTTTTTTCCATATCCATCCTTAATAATACGGCGCGGTACGCTTAAAGTACCTAGGCTCATCTTCCTCATCCGAGTTTAACCTGATGAACCCGCCTTGTCTAAACCTAATTAACGCTTGAGTCGTTGAGTCAACCAAGTCATCGTGCGCCGCATTCGGAAACGCCGCCATCTGCTCAATCACATCTCTCGCCCACCCAGTATCCGGTGCCCACACCTTCCCCGAGCTAAACAAGTCCGTCACAGAATTCAACCGCACAAACTTATCATTACCCCGGCTAGGCGAATACTCACTCACCGGTATACCCATACTTCTCAACTCATATATCAAAGGCGCACCAGCCGCCTTTGCTTCAACAATACACGCATCCGGCTCCCAATTCTTATACATCCTAAAAGCCGCTTCCTTCAACTCAGGAAACTCCATGCGCTTTTGCATCGCATCCAACAATATCAAACTCGCATTATTCCTGTTCTCGTCCGGATAGAAAATCCCCCACGTCGTACAAGCCGAGTAGTCACTCCGCTCACCCTTCGTAAAAGCCGTATCCCAAGACTGAATAATAAACTCACACGGCGGCGGTGTATCACTATTCCATAACTTCCACCACTCCCGCTTTACCAACGCACCCTCTTCACCCGTCGGTGCCTGCTGATACTGCGCATTCCATTTAGCCGGGGGAAGCTCCTCCTTCAGCGCCGTCAACTCATTCAACGACCAAAACTCAGGCCACAGCGGATTTCCCGACGGCATGATCGCAGGAAACTCTATAACCTCCCACTCCTCACCCTTGTCCCGCATCGCCGCATCTTTAATAATCCGGCCCGTCAAATCCCGCTCAGCCCAGCGAGTATTGTGGCTTACAACCCCGTTGGCAATGAAGTTTTCAGTCTTGTCAATCTCAACATCAAAGACTTCTTCTTTTCCATCAGGGGTTATCGAGACT